TTTGTGTTCTCCCCATATACTGATATTTGAGGAGTACCCCCCCCCCGAATGGTCGGTTGTACCCCCCCCTACCAACTCCGCAAGTATGGCCCATGTTGATCCCATAGGGCGGGTCTGTTATTGCGATGTCAAAATATCCATCAGGGAACCGGCGCATAACATCCATGCAATCAGCGCAGACAAAAGCTGATTCTGAATCTGCCGGAAGCTGATTAATATCTGTAATCATCAGCGCCTCCAATACTTAATCACAAGCGCCAGCGTTACAACAAACCCGGCAACCGTTACGATGCCCATCAGGAACGCAACAACGGCGGCGCAAGTCAGAAGAAAATCAATCATTCGTTCACCTCCACCGCCGTTCGGCATAACTGCAATAGTCATCATCTTTCATTCCCATAAAACCATGCGCCATATTGCAATATTCCGTGTCTCGAAGTTTGCAATCCCGGCACCGGATAATTTCAGCCATTGCATCGGCCTTGCCCATCTCATACGCCTTGTATAGCTGCGCCTGTTCAATGTCCTGCATTTTCTGTATTTCTTCGTCCGTGTAGGGCTGTGCGGACGGCACTTGCTTCAAGTACAGTTCACATTCTTCAGCGATGTCATCGCCGATGCCTTCATAATTACGGGTTTTCTTCCATCTATTCTTCAGCATATCAATCGCCGCCTGCCTGCTGATTAAATCATCCATCGGTTCTCCTTTCTGCATCAGCGCAATAAAATTCCCAACTGCCACCGAAATACTGTAGTCCCCATTTCGGATTTGAACAATAACAGTTCCCTTCATGGTAATAATCAACGCCATGCTTGCAATCTTTGCAACGAATGATTTCCTGCTGTGCGGATGGCAATTCCCGCAAATCTTTTCTCAGTAGCAGTATCTCCGTAGTTTGATTCATCGGTATACTATCAAACCTCTTGTCAAGCGCATCTATCGCCGCCTGACGACTGATGGGGTCTCCGACATTTGTGTCGGGAAGTTCGGGCTGTGCGGGTGGCAACTGTTCGGAATTTCCGAACAACTCAAGTGCCGTTATAGCCATGCCGAAAGCTGTTTTCCCTTCATCGTTCAACTCGCAATAATCATCCAAACTCTGTTCCAAGCCTTTCAGCAAATTTATTGCCTGTTGATTATTCATTCTTCCCGCCTTTCTGCTCGACTACAAAATTCATATGCCATCATTGGCGAAACAAGGCTGTGCTCTCTGCAAGTGTGATCCTCACGCCAGTGCTTGCATTCCCGGCACCGGATGATTTCGGGCTGTGCGGATGGCAATCGTTCAATAAATTCAGCGCATATTCGATATGCGGCATCACCGATTTTATCCTGCGGATAGATGTCTGGTTGTAGATGCTCTCTCTGTTTGTTAATACGGTCAATCGCCGCCTGACGGCTGATTAAATCGCTCGCGTGCGTTTCCGTGCGTTTATCGTGCGTTTCTGGCTGTGCGGATGGCAAGTCGCAAAGTAAATCCACCGCCCATTGCTTTGCGGTACTTATTGTGATCATTAACGCTCCGCCACGCTCAAGCCTTACACCATCACGGCAAATTGCATCAATCGCCGCCTGTCGGCTGATGCAATCGTTAACTAAATCTTTGACTAAACATTGACTATCTTTGACTATTTTTTCAGCCATATCGGCCCCCTTTCCCCGCGCATCCGGCGGATCATCCGATTATCTGCCGTCACCAGCGGGGTTAATCCCCCGCCGGTGTATCGGCTGATGTTTAACAGCTTGCCGGTGCTGTTGTGCTTGCTCTTATTTGCTCTTTTCAAATGGCATCACCCCCGATATAATCAAATATATTCATCTGCCCTGGAATCATTTCTTCTTGATACATCCGCAAGCGCTTATATTGGTTATATTTCTGTCTGTACCGATACGATGCCCCGAATATGTTCCATGCGGCTTTAACAACATTCGGCTCATATTTCCCAATCAATTCAAGATCATCAACCGCACGATATGATATTGGGCAACCACAACAGCCGGTTCTTTTAAGGCCGTAGACCTCATAAGCATCTGAATACCTAATGTTATATGCCCGCTTATACCATTCTTTATCTTTGTCTGACACATAATAAAGTGGGCGCAGCCGGAATTGCCCGGATGACATTTCACCGAAACATAATGTTGTATTGTCCTTTCGCGGGACAGAACGCATCCCGCCCTCGTCGCGCCGTTCGCCGGTGATAATCATTTCGTAATGCTTTTGCACGTTATGCGCCACTTGCTTTTTACAATAATCGCAACACTTAGCCGATATTTTAAAATCGGGCGGATTTTCCGCGATGAAATCACGCATATACTTTGATGAATTAATTACAAGCTGGATATTCGGGCGCGGTTCACCTTTTGAATTGCAACAACAAAGAAAATTTATAACTGTTTCGCAACCTGGGAACCGTTCGCGTAATTCCTGGCGTTTTGCCTGTTTATCCTCTGCCTGTTCATACTCATCAGCGATTGAAAGCGGAACTCCCTTTTTTTGCCATTCATCAAGGCCAGCGCTCATTATTTTTGACACGAACGGAACCCCGTATTTTCGTGTTGCTTGAACGATATTGATTTTGGGCCTGACCTCTTCGATTTCGACGCCGTATTTTTCAGATTGCCTTTTAACATGGTCTTTTATGGCTTTCATTTCCAATCCGGTGTTGAAAAACACATATTTTACTTTCGGCAATGACGGCGCGATTTTTCGGGCGGTTTCAATCAAATCAAGCATGATATCAGAATCAGAACCGCCGGAATAGCTGCATGTTGCGTTAGGATGCTGCCGTAACCGCGTCATGATAATTCCGATGATAGCTTGGAATTTTTCCGGAGATTCATAATCCGCATAAGCTGGCCTATCAAGATAAACCCTTGAAAATTGCTGTTCGCTCATTCTGTATACCCCCACGGATTAACTAATAACATGGTTTCCTCCTTTTTCATCAATCAAAAATTTTCGAATAAACCGGTTGGCGTATTGCGGGTGTATTTCACTTCGTTTTTCATAACGCCGTTCCCCGTTTATGTTTGTAAGTGTCTGATTCGGCACGAAATCAATTGGTTCCATGATAAGATTGTTTTTGGGTTTGAATCCTATAAACCAATATTGGGTAGGCTTTTTCATGCTGTCCCCGTCGTTTCGCCTGTCGCGGTCGATTATCGCCGGTTTTAAACACCAAAAATCTGTTAAGTAATGCGGCTTTGTAAAGGGATTTTCTATCACCAGCCGCAACCCGCGCCGCAAACAGATAAGCGCCATCATACTAATTGTTTCATAATTGCGGTGCAGCTCATCATGTAACTTCATGCTTGTTAATAGCTTCTTTTCGTCCGAATCATTACGCTGTTGCAACTGTTCGCCGCGAAATCTAAGCGGAATTATTGCATTAAAGCGTGTGCAAGGGAAAAAGGCCAATATAAGATCCTCCTGGGTGATACTGTCAAATATCGATGGTTTCCCTTCGTACCCCCCCCTAATTTCTGAAAATAGATCTATTTGTTTGTCGGTTTCCCCGTAATCATTCAAAATATCGTAATCGTAAGCATCATATCCAAGTTTTCGAAATTCATTCTTGAATGTCCCGGATTGCTCAAACAGGCAATGAACCACCAATTAACATCGCCCCCTTTATTCTGTATACCCCATCGGATCAATTGGCTGTTTGGGCGGCTTGATTTCGCCTAGAACAATAGTTGCGCTGTTGGCGTTTCGTTCGGCGTTCATCTTGTTGGCAATCTTTAACTGCCGTTCGATTCCCTTTAGCGCCTCGATAATCTGCTTCGCCTGATAATCCGTCAATCCTTCACCCATCTGAACACCTCCCCGCGCTGAACGCCTTTTTGCAAGCAAGCAGAATGTGAATTCATGTAAATGTCGATGTGCCGCCCGGAAACGCCGCGATCCTCAACTATGAATTCGCCCTGTCCGGCGATCATGATGCGCGTCCCCAACGGAAGCGCCCCACACGCCACGGTGCGACCCTCTGCGGGCATCGTGCCGGATGCCGTAGGGCCTCCCGCCCATTTGCCGCAACACTTCCGGCAATTACAGTAAAATGTCAGCTTGTAATTGCCCATATCGACCCAATGCCCCGCCGGGGCGGTTACATCCTCTGATGCAATTTCGGTGTTAGTGTCGGCAAGGCATACAAGCGGCGCACCAGCGGCGGCAATTGCGAAGCCGATAACAAAACCGGCGGCGCGAAGTAAAAACGGCTTAATCATTCCATTCCTCCTCAATCAATCTATCATCGTGTTCGAAATCTGCCCGGTCGAACGGATCCGGCAGCTCTGGCGGCGTTGGTTCCGAAAACAGGCCATCATAGGGTTCATGCTTCCGCCCGTCTTCCGTCAGAAAAGGCATATCGTTTATATGGTCCTCAATCTTTAATGTGCAGAAATCAACGGCGGCATTTTCTCCCGCCGGGAAATATTCGCCCATCCAATCAATCAAGTCATACTTGTTAACATATCGATTGGTTTTATCAATCGGCTGTTCAAATATCGCCAGCGCCGCTTGAAGGGTGTTTAAATCGCGCTCATCAGCTTCCGACCATGTGCCGAACCGGCTTTCGCGTTCCTTCGCCACCAGGCGCCCGCCTATCATGGTTTTAAGATTCGCGGTTATCTGCTTTATATCGTGCATCGTTCGCCCTCTCTTTCCATCGGTATCGGTGCGCCTTTTCGGTAATGCAAGGCAATTTCGAACCACTTGACCGATTCACCATCCGTGAAAACGCAAATATTCGGCATTGTATATTTGACGGTCAAACGCCCACTAACAAACACGGTGTTTTCACTCGCGAACCGCCGGACAATCGGCAACACATCGCCGGGCTTTGTCCGGGCCTTTGCCGCCATGACTTCCCGCCGCGATATCCCGGTGCCAATGTTCCGGGGGTTACGGACTGGATGCGGCGCGATGCTTTCCCCCTCTTTCAGTTCCGGCTCTTTCGGTGTCTTGCGCTCATACTTAGCTAACAGCGGCTTGTATTCGTCCCGGTTGATGATATAGCCGGTATAAATCGCCGCTTGTGACGGTCCGGCAATAACGCTGATGGTGCGTCCTTCGCGTTGTAAGGCGTTTAAACCGCGTTTTATATCCGTAGCTGATAGATTTGTCATGTGTGTTACATCAGCACTCTTAGCGGCCCTTCCGGCATCGTTAACGGCCTTTATAACGCCCATAACAACATCAGTTCGTGCCGTGGGCCATTCGGCGCAGCTCCCAACCAGGCGAAAATAGGTATGCCCGGCAGTTCCGGCGGTGCGCGACTCTATGCGCCCGTCAGATGTTAAGATATCCACCTGTTTATCGAATCGCGTTCGGCCTATTCTCATTTGGTCAAATATTCTTGTCAGCGTTGGCGCGATATCGCTTTTCTTGTGGTACGCTTTCAACAGATTTATGATTTGCTGGCGGATTTGTTCGTCCGTCAATACGGCATCTGAATTTATCATCTTTTTTTATTCTTCCCCCGTGTTTTGCTTGCAATACCGTTCCGGCGTAAGCGGGATATCTTACGGACACAGAATCCGCCCGCGTTCCGTCCTTCTCGGTAAAATACATATCTCTTTCTTTGCTTAGTTTTACTAGCCGTTTCGCCCGGTCACGGGCTGCGGCGGTATCCGGCTGCTTCATGATGTACGCCTTTCCAATTCGCTCACCAACACCGCGCCCAGCTCATGCACGAATTTATAATTATGTCGATGCCCGATATCGGTAAGCTCTGTTATGCAAACATCCCAATCAGTTTGGGTTAAGCTGGCGGCGTTATCCCGCCATCGTTTAAACCATACGTTTATAATTTCGTTCATCACCGCCCGAAATTCATCATTCGGGATCGGGGCATCAGATAAATTCAATGTTTTCCTCCCATCCAAAATGTTTATATTCGGTCAGCTCGTTTTTTAGGCGTTTGGTGGATTCCTCAAACCAAAGCGGTATGAATTCATCCTGTGCGCCCAAATCGCGGTTTTTACAGATTTCTATTACGTTTGTACTTGTGTAAATATCATCCGTCGGTTTCCATCCGAATTCTTGCCGTGTAAACTTTTGAAAATCATGGTTGTTTCGGTGGATGATAAAGGCGTTATCAACAGCATTCGACAAATCGCCGGATCCGCTGACATCATCCAAACGCAAGAATCCCATTGCTTTTCTAGGATGAGCGACAAATACAATGTGTGTGTTGCTAAGTTTCGCCAGGCTTTCCAGCGACCATATAAAACGCTTTTGCGCTTCATATTTATCGGTGTTGGCCCCGTCCAATTCAAGCGCCATCAGATTATCAAGAATAATTAAATCTGCGCGGCTTTCCTGTGCTTTTGCTGTCAGCGCAATTAATATCCGCTGAAAGTTATTGCCGTGTTCGTTGTTGTAAAGCCATAACCGCGACCCCATCCACCCGGCAATCTGTTTTTTTATCTCATCCGGGACATAGAAAAATCGGGCGTGTTCTGCACTCTGAACAACGTGATTCTTTCCGGCTGCTTGCAAGTACAACCAACGCATATAATTTGTGTCTGTCAGCTCACCGGAATAAACTAATACGGTTGAACCGGCATCGATGGCGCTTAATGTGATTTCGCCTAAAAGTGTCGATTTCGCCGAACCACGCAAACCGCTAACCAATGACACGCACCCTTTTTCAAGACCCATCAGATTTCTATCAATCATCGTGATTCCGGTCTTGACGAATTCCCGCCGTTTTTCCGGCTTTGACAGAATCATTTCTGCCGTCTGAAACATTGGTGATTCGGGGGTTTCTTCCGTCATCGGTCTGTATATGATTTTCTGTCGTTCGGCATTGTGCCGCCGCCATCCTTCTTCTATTTGGCGGTCCCTGTCGTTTATCTGTTGTTCGTATGCCGTCGGTTCAAATAACACCCGGACATCTTGCCACGTTCTACCAGCGCATGAATTGTGCAAGCACTTAAAACCAATGGCGCCGCTGTTAAGCTCAAAGATTGCTGAATCCGGGGCGCGGTGGTTACTATTAAACGGGCATTCATCAAGAACGTATTTCGTTCCGTCTTTGTATTTCCGTTCTTTGTACCGGATGCCGTGCTTTGCCATCCAATCACGGATGTCAAAGGTTGACGGCGTATAGTTGTTATATTGGTGTGGTTTGATTTCTTCATGGGGGACTGCCGCCGCCAGCTTTTCAAGATAAACCTTTGGCGTTTGTTTCAGTTCGCCGGGATCCCCTATGATGTGACTCATTCGGTGCGGCCTGTCTTCCGTGTTTGCGCCCTTCTGCGCCAGCGTTCCGTATAACTTGCAAATTCTCGACGGGTTAAAGTTCACAATATCGATATGCACCGAATCGGTGCTGAACATCATATCAAGTGATTTCAAGCAATCAGAAATCAACTGTATGTTTTCATCTGTGTTCAGTAACCCTATCTTATAAAGCAGATGAACGCCGTTGCCGCTGAACGCTTTTAGCGGTTCTTCAAAGCCAATGCCGCTTAGATAATCCCGGACGCGCCGCGCCAGGTCAAAAGCCTTTTTGATTTCATCAGCCGTTGCGGAAATACCGCTTGTCCGTTCCGGGTCGAAATCGACGAACAGCCAATCGAAACCATCTATGTCTTTGTCGCTGGTGGCTTCCTTTGTCTTTTTAAACCGTTCGGAAGCTGCGCGGCTTAACAGTTCCGGCTTTACCCGGTTAACGGTGATATAAACATTCTCCCCGCGCAAATCGACAGTATCAAAAGCGGTTATCAACCTTTCGGCATCGCGAAAGTATCCGCTGATACCTTTTCCGGGGATTCGGATTTCGAACACTTCGCCATCCGGCTTCAATGTTGCAATTGCTTTCCGAATCTCTGCGGGGTTAATCAAGCCGTCATTCTTCATAATTCCGGTTCGCCCCCTCCCCCGTATTATTATTTCTTACATTCTTTCTTACATTCTTTCTTACATTCTTTGTATGTGGCGCGGTGCTGTCCTCATTGGTGTCCTTATTGCTGTCCTCATTGCTGTCCTTATCGCTGTCGCGCGGATCTTGCAAAACCCCATAGTTTATAAGGGTTAGAAGTGTCCTGTTTACTGTCGCATCCCGGCGTATCATTTCCATGTCTTCCAGCAGACGCAAAAAGCGCAAAGTTTTGTCTTTCCCCCAGCGCCAACGCGCCGCCAGTTTTCGGACGGAAGTATATATTTGGCCGCGTAAAATGGTTATTCGCGTCTTGCCCATGATAAAAGAAGTATCTTTGTGGGCAGCCATCATAATCAAATCAATCCATGCGGAACGCATATCAAAAGGATCATCACTATCCCAAATTTCGGAATCTTGCATGGAGCGCCACAGAAGGACATAACCTCTTTTTTTATTCACGGGCCGCCCTCCAATATTTCCATGATTCGCCGCCCTGTTTCGGACTTGTCGCAGAAAAGAAACTGTATATCATATTCCTTTTCCATAGTCCGCATGGCTTTATATAGCTGTGGGCCATCTGTTGCATTAGGATATTTTTGTGTTCGGCATGGTCTGCCGTTCACAACAGCAAATTGCATGATATCCAGGCGCGGATTATGCCAAAAAAAGACATCCTCTAACCGGGTGATTCCTTCGCCGTTTTCGCACAGGACAATTAGCTTTGTCCCGTGCTTGACGGCGCGTAACAACTCAGCGCGGAACCGCTTATGCTGTTGTGTGATGTTCCCGCAGATTTCAAGCAAATCTTTTTTTCTGTCTATCACAAGATTTGTCTTGTCTTTAATTTGGTAATCGCCAACATCCAATTTTTGCCGGGTATAAGTAATTCCTAATGCGTCAAACTGGCGGCAAATCCTTGTCAGTTCGCTTTTATGTTCCCGTGTATCTATAATCAGTTCCATATAGCATTAGAACGGGATCGCATCGTCATCCGTATCAGGGACGCTGATAAAACCGGCGGGATCCACCGGCAGCGCGGCAGCGGGTGAAGGATTGCTAACCGGCAGAAGTTTATCAGCCGGGATTTTTGCGCCATCGGCAGCGGCATCATTGCAGAACCATCTCAGCTTATGCCGCTGATTGATTTTCCCGTTGTATTCTTCTTCAACGATTCCAAACACGCCGCCGATCTTCTTGTTCTTAAACTGGGCGCAAAACTTCGGGCCGTCACACCAATCAACAGTAAAGCCGGGATTGCTGTCTTCTACTGCCGTTATGAACGTCTTAAAGTTCTTTGTGCATTTTCCGTCATTGCCGACAGATACAATATAATTTGTTCCGGTGTTGGGCCATTTCTTATCCGGGCGCACATCAGCGGCGAAGGATTCAGAGAAGTATTCCGGCTGTCTATCATTCTTGGCAAAGTCAAACAGCACAACTAACATAGGTTTGCCCGTCTTGCTTTCGCGCTCGGCTACCTGTTTGATAATGATGTGATGCCCTCCAAGTTCTACCGGCGTAAAGTCGCCGCTTGTCTGTACGTTGTCAAAATTATTAGGTTTCTGCATTGTTTAACCCTCCTGTGTTATGCTTTCGGCTTTTCGCCGTGTTCAAATCTTGCCGAACGCGCCAATCTATACGCGTTTAAAATCTTCGGTGCGCCAGCACTATACCCTTTATCTTCGTGAAAAAAACAACCGGCTTCAGGGTATACAATGGTATCCGCGTCTTGTGTGCAATCATCAACGCGCCAACCGCGCCCGGAATACTCAATTCCGACTTTCCCGCAAGCCGGACATATACATGGTAAATACGGGCCGTCTGCGGCGGTTCGTGCAAATACCCAAAACGCATCTTCGCTCAATTCATTTTCCCAAGCGCCCCAATAATGATCGGGATTCGGGATTTCTCTTAATATCCAAATGCGTTCTGAATCCCATTTCAGCGTTTCGGCGAATAAATCAACTTTGATTTTAGAATCCGCATCAAATACGCCTTTTACTTCTACCCACAATTTAAAATCAGGCAGATAAAAATCAGGCAGATAATACATGCCGTTTTTTAACCGGAATCCTTCCGGCTCATAATCATAACGAATTCCAACCGCATCAAAGAAAAACGCCCATCTAGCTTCTAACCGACTGCGGAACCGATAGCCGTTATAATACGTTTCGATTGCCTTTATGCCGGTCATTGATTCGCCTCCATCCCGTAATAATCCCGGATCGCCGCGTCTACCGCTTTTAAATCGTTCGGAATCTCCAAATCAAACATTCCCTCCGGGCTTTTGGCGGTGCTGATGCCGTTGGACTGGGTATAGAATTTGTGATCCTGGCAATACAGAACGATGTCAAAGCACCCCTCAACCGTCAGTTTTTCATCAAGCATTTTTCCGATGGTTTTGCACTTCTCGCGCCCGTCCGAATCCGTTTCGGTGTGATGCAAGAAATAGACGATCTTGTCATCCTGTTCCAGTTCGTTAATGAAATGAATCAGATTACGGAAGTTCGCCGCCATCTGCACGAATTTGTCATAACCCTTTTCAAATGACCGGTCGAACAGCTCATTAACAAGCAAATACTGACTATCATCAATGGCTATCGACTTTGCGGTGCTTTTGGTTATGATGTTTTCAATCCATGCATATTTGCCCCGGTTCAATGTCGCATAATCTTTCGGCGGTTCTTTGGATGCTCCATATTTCGGAACCTTAACAACCGTGATATCAGACTTGAACGGAAGCCGCCCTTTTTCGACGGATATCACGCCGATTTCATCTGCCGTAAAGTTTTTCAGCGAATACGTTTTACCGGAACCGCTACGCCCCATAATTAAAACGGGTAATGCCATAGTTTAACCTCCTTGATTTTTTGTGTTATAATCAAGGCAACAAGGGCCGCCAACCTTTGTTACCTTCTAAGCGCGTCGGGCCGTTTTCCCGGTGCGCTTTTTCATGCTCCAGCTACCATCAGCATCAGACTAAACGCCGCGAAGACTGCCGCCAATGTGAAGAACTCGCCCATGCCAAGAACGAAATTCATCAGCGGGCCGGGGCCGTCCATTTCATCCATATCGTCATCCGGCAGATCGGGCATAGATAACCCTCTCGCGGGATCGCTTGTAATAGGGATATATTCCAGATGTGCCGGCATTCCCGGCAGACCGCATAACGCTTTATTCGCATTTGTCATCTTTGG